GAACGGCGGTTATCACGGGCTTGATGACAGAATGGAGCAAACCCGAAAAATTAACACTTGGCTAATGGCTGGCTAAATGATTAAGAAGCCCGACAGCGGGGCTGTTGGCCGCGCTGGTGAATATCTTGCGCTAAGTAAGCTCAGTTATATCGGATGCCAATGTACTTTGGCACAAGTTGACGCGGATGACGCTTACATCAAAACACCGTCAGGTCTATTGCTGACGCTTCAGATTAAAACATCAAACCAGCCCAAAGGCGTGCGGCGTGGGTTTTCCACAAAGCTTGCAATTGGGCGTGAAAGATCAGACGTTTTTGCTTTTGTGTCTTTAGATATAAAACGCATAATCTGGGTGCGCGGCGACGACCCTAGAATATGCAGAACTCAAACACATTTTGATGAGTCAGAGTTTTATGAAGCTCTGGGGTCAATGGAAAAAGTGCTTGCTTCGTATGATTAGTTTTTAAGCTTATAAGAATAAAAAATGTGATTACCAACACGTTTTAGCTTGTTTAAATCTTTTCGCCAAACGGGCTTGACACTAGTTGTGTGAAAATGATCAGCCATTGTAGGCGGCAAGATGCGCGTGTCAGTAAGTATTTGCTCCGCTAAACTGTGCGCCACCTTCCAAGCTTTTGCGTCTTTGGGCGTGGGTATTTTGCCCTTGCGCACAAACGAAAACTGTCGCGGCTGCATGACTACTTCGCACATGTCATCAGGGAACCTGTCAGACACGACTCGATTAACTATCACAGCGGCAACCATAAGCTGCCCAAAATGGCTTTCACCCCGCGACTCATGGTATAATGCGAGCGACAAACATAATAAACCTGAAGAAATCATTGGTCGCTCCAATAAACCCAGCGCCATTGACGCTTTTTTATGCTGGCGGCTCCGGGTTTGACTAGCCTACGCTCGCGCAGAACCTTGCCACCCTCGGCAAGTATGTTCATTTGTGATGAGATGCGCGGTACACTTTCATTTGAAGCAAAGGCAACCTCGGCGGCGGTACGATGCACACCATCAGAAAGCACGTTAAGAATTTCCTGACGTTTGATTTCGTCATACGCCTCGCGTTTTTCAGCGTTAATTCTGTGGCTATTACTTTGAAACACCCGCGTGAATTGTTGCGCCTGAAGCCTTGGGCGCTTACCAAGACGAATTTGCTTCTGCTCAAACTGGCGCAAATTAAAGCCATACAGCAATTCGCTTTGAACGCGGCGCGTAATGCCCGGTTCACGCACAGCAATTTTAAGCTCTTTCATATTTTGTGGATGCGAGACTGGAGCATCTTCGTCAACGCCTGAATCTCCTCGACCTGCTGAACTAAGTTCCACCGATCCTTTTCTTGCGCCGTTTCTTTCATTACATTGGTCAGGCGCGTTATGCGCTGGGTGATCTTCGATAGTTGCTCGTCTTCCATTTCGCTTACTCACAAATTCAAGGTTAAGTTTCTTTTTAATTGCGCATACTCTGCCCGGCGTTACGTTTAAATAAGATGCCGTTTCGGCTTGGGACATGCCCATGTGGCAGGCCATTTTGACCCTTTCCATTAATTGCTCATAGGCGTTATTCATCTTCATTCTCCAATTTTAATTTACCTGAACCATCGCACAAATCGCAATCATCGTCACGAAATTCATCAGCGGCAAGCGGCACTTCAACTTTGCCGTCGCCATCGCAAACATGGCATTTCACCATCATAAGAATAACAGTGTGCAAAAGATGGCGATAAGAAAAACTGCCTCAACGGTGATTTCAACTACGGGTTTCATTACGCTGCCTCCATAAGCGCATCAACAAATTCTGCCCATTCCGGATCTTTGCATGTATCAATAAACATTGCGCGGGTGGCGGGATCATTGCAGAACTTCTCGCGCAGGATAGAATATATGCGGATAAAGCCTTCGCCATGTGGCTTACGCATCCAAGCCCACTTGGTGCGGTCAGACTTATACAATGTCTTTTGCACATAGTGTGACACCTCATGCAGCACTTGGATGGTGTTACCGTGATCGACATCGCCAGTCTCCACGAACATGCCGCCGCATTTTGGATTAGCGTCAAACGATCTGTATTCGCTCCAGTAGACGTGGCCGTCGAGAACTTTATTCTCAAAGCACTTGTGATCATTTTCATACTTGCCGCCATTCACATTTTTGATCTGCCAGTATGACAGATTAATAATAATTTTTGACGATCCAGCCTTCGAGCAATTGCTGTTGCCACCGTTTGGTTTTTTAACAGTCAGGACTTTAAGCGCGTTTGCCTTCTGACGGTTGCTCATGGCAAACTTCGTGCCGTCTAAACCATCAATGGTGAGACGAACCATTGTCGTAATGAAGTGGCGTTGTGAATCAGCAGTGTAAATCATTTGGTAGTCCTTTCTCAGTGGGTGGAGGTGGGGAGCCGAAGCTCCCCGTGTTGATTAAATTATAGCGCATGGAGATGTTAAAGTTCCATCTGGGAATGTTCGGCGAATTGCTGCGGAAGCATTTCCCATTTTGCAAACCCAAGCGTCAGCAAGATCGGCGGCGTGACCAAGGTCGTCAGCATCAAGCTCAACAAAACGATCCGCAACATTGAAGTCGCTAGATGTTTCAACATGGACAACAAACGCTGGCTTGCGTTCAACCATACGGCTTTCGGCAGCTTCAGATGAAAGTAGAAAAGAAAGAGAATGTGCCATGGGAACCTCCATATCGGCGTGCGTTGGCAGGATTGCCTAAGCTATAAAACTACACTAATCCATAAAACATACTATGTAAATACCTAATATAGCCTTGCGCATGTTTTTTTATCCGATTAAAGTCCTATCTACAGAATGGAGAGTTACAATGAAAAAAGAAAGCAGAGTCGTCCTAAACGACACCCAGCATGAGCAATTAGTTCATGCTGCTGAGAAAAGTGGTATGGCGCTGGCTACGTTTATCAGATCAGCAGCACTAGCCGCCGCTGACCGCGCTGGCATCCACGCTGAACAGCCTCAACCTGATTAATGGTCAACGGACGTAATAAAGGCGCAGCGTATGAGCGAACAATCGCCCAAAGTCTCTTTTTAGAACTTGGCATAGGTTTTAAGCGCGACCTTGAGCAATATCGTGCTGGCGCTCACGCCGACCTTATAGCCGACGACCCAGACTTCCCGTTCACGCTGGAGTTGAAGCGGTACAAGGATGGGCCAATTGGCGGGTCGCCATCGTGGTGGGCGCAAGTAGAAGTTGCAGCGAAACGTGAGTGCAAAATACCCTGTCTGATCTACAAGTATGATCGAAAGCCAGATCGCTGTGTAATGCCACTGTCAACCGTAATGGACGGCGGTCAGGGCTTAATCGAAACAGACTTAGAGACGTTCTGTTTTATCGTCAGGGAAAAAATGTGATGCTAATCCAGTTATCACCGAAAGAGATGTCGCAATGCAAGCAGGCTGCGGCTATGCGCTGGCAGCTTGCTAGGGCGTCTGGAGTTGTTAATCAGCGCAAGGACAAAAGCAGGTCTGACGCAGATTTGGATTTGCTGGGCGTTAAGGCTGAAGTCGCCGTGTCGAAGGTGTTCAACATTCCGCATCAGCACGCGATTGGCGTGGATGATGGGTGTGACCTCTGGCTAGACGATATTTCTGTGGATGTAAAAGCCACGTTTCATAAGAGCGGCAGGCTACTGTTCAAGCGCAAGGAGGCGTTCAAAGCGGATTGCGCTGTGCTGGTCTGCCAGATTGAGCCTAACAAGCTAAATGTGGTCGGCTACGCCTCACAGGCCACGTTTATGAATAAAGCGCAGGAGATAGATCTGGGTCACGGCAAGGGCTGGGCGATGGCGCAGGACGAATTAAACTCGCTTGAGAGGCTATGGTATGCCGCCCGGCAATTGGGATTGAAATTTTAAACAAGGAGAAATTGGGATGATAACCGCTGATAAAATGACCAACGCTAAATATCACGACGAGGACGCGATTAGTTCAAGTGACGTTAAAGCGGTGCATAAAACCAGTTTGGCACACTGGAAGGCTAAAGTTTACAAATCTAGCACCGCGTTTGATATAGGAACTTGTGTGCATTCAATGGTGCTTGAGGATGGCGCGGGCATGATTCGTGGTCCAGAAAACCGACGCGGTAAGGCGTGGAGCGAGCCGCACGAAGAGGCGCTGGCAAGTGGTAAAACACTTTTAACAGAAGGTGATTACGATTTATCGCGCAACATTGCCGACAGCGTCTTGTTTCACCCAGCAGGTCAGCGAATGGCCGGGGACACCACGATTAACGAGGCCAGCTTTTTTGTCACTGACCCAGCAACAGGTTTAAAAATCAAGTGCCGTCCCGACAGCTATTGGAAAGACGAAGGCATTGTTTACGATTTAAAAACGTGCCAAGACGCCAGCCCGTCGGGAGTAGCAAAAGATATGCAAGCCTACGGCTACGCCATTCAAGCTGCCTTTTATCTTTTTTGCATGCGCTTAGCTGGCTTTAAAGCAAACCAATTTATTTTTGTAAACGTTGAGAAATCTGGCGCTCATGCAGTTTCTGTCAACGCTTTATCACCAGAATATCTTGCTTGGGGTCGGGCAGAAATGCTCCTGACCTTAAACAAGATTGCAAAAGCCAACAAGGCCCAGAGGTGGGACACTGGTTGGTCAGATCAAGTTAATATTATTGATTTGCCACGATGGTTACAGCCCGTAACCGAATTTTAGTTTAAGGAAAAAACAATGGCTAAAACAGATTTTCTGTCAATTATGGTGCGAGATGTCGAGCTTAAATGGCCTCGCTTAAACGCAACTTACCGTTTTAACACGGCTGAGAAACGCTCAGAAGAGTGTCCACCAAAGGCACAAGGCGCGGCATATTCGTGCGCTTGGGAGATGAATACCAACGACGCTGGTAAGCTGCACAAGCAACTGAAAGAGCATTTTGCAGCGTGCAAACCAGATCAAAAGTTTACAAAAGTGTTTGGTATGAAAAAGCTTGAAAACGGAAACATACAGTTTTCTGCCAAGCGCAATGGCGTCAACGGTCAGGGCGAATTGTCAAACGTGCCTGTTGTCATCGACGGCCAAAAGCAGCCGCTGGCTGACCGGGCGATTTGGACAGGCTCACGCGGCTCTCTGAAGGTCACGGCATATCCAGTGACCGATCCACAAGGTGACGCTGGCATATCTATGCTACTAGATATAACTCAGGTCACGCACGCTGTGTATGGCGGCTCTGGATTAGATGACTTTGACAACGTGACAACAACGATGTCAGGTGGCGAAGACGCTTCGTTAGACGATTTTGGCCCAGCAAAAGCCGCCGCCGATCCGTTTGCGGATATACCAGCGGCTACAAATAATGCTGATTTGGATGACGAAATACCGTTTTAAAATGAAAATGCCCGGTAGCTAGGAGGTTACCGGGCATCCACAAGGAAAAAAACGAACATGATTGGAGAAGGTTCGATATGGACAGCGTAACAAAAACAAGCCAAATTGGCAAGCAGGGCATGCTCATAGCCAATGGTGCGCTTGATACACGCATAAACGACGCCAATGCTGAGTATGGCAGCATAAATTTAAAACACATTGCGAATTTAGTTGACGAACCGCAAAGTACCGAAAAAGCAGAAGCGGCGTTCATAATACCATCGACATATCGCGCTCACGATGGCCGAAATCACGCAGCACAGCGCGAAAACGGTGAATACTGGATGTTAGGTGTTGACGTAGACGAAGGTGACCCATCGCTCACAGAATTGCGCTCAGCGGTTGAGAAAGTCACGGGTAATGCCAGCGCATTGTTTTATAGCTCAAGCGGCGCAACCGAGGATAACAGAAAGTGGCGTGTACTTATACCACTGGCAGAGCCGATTAAGGGCGATGAATACACCGACACACAGCTTGCACTTTTTGACTTAATGCAGCGCGAGGGCATCACATGCGACCCGGCACTTTCACGCACTGGTCAGCCTATTTACTTACCAAACGTGCCGCCAGCACGCCGGGATCACATGAATTTACCTGAATTTTACCACGGCGCACGCCACCGGGGCGACGGTTTACTGATTGCAAAAGAAAGTAACATTTGGGCCAATGTAGTGTTTCGGCGTAAAAATGAAGAAATCGCAATGCAGCGGGCTGAAGCTGAGCGAGCATTACGCGCACAGCAGCGAGAAGAAAAGCGCGGGCAATATGACGGCACAGACCCGGTTGCAGAGTTTAACCAGCACCACACAATTGCAGACCTGATGTTAAAATACGGATACGAGCGCCAAGGTAAGTCAGACAGCTACAGAAGCCCAATGCAGTCCAGTGGGTCACACGCAACAAAAGACTTTAAATCGCACTGGGTGTCTCTGTCTGGCTCTGACCGAGGCGTTGGCATTGGTCAAGTTACTGGCGAGTTTTGTTTCGGTGATGCTTTCGACTTATACTGTTATTTTGAACACGCTGGCAAAATGTCAGACGCTGTAAGGCAGTACGGCAAAGAACTTAGGCCAGAGCCAACAAAGATACGTGAGGCCATCGTAGAGGCCGCGCAGGACTTCCAAGACTTTGACACGGTAGCATTGCCAAAGAACGACGACATAAAGAGCAGCCTAATTATGCCCAACGCGGTCAAAAGCCCAATCTTTTGGCTAAAGGACGCGCAACCAGTGTTGACGTCATCCTACTTAATAAAAGGTTGGCTTGGCCGGGGCCAAATGTCAGTTATTTACGGGCCAAGTAACGTCGGCAAATCATTTTTCGCGCTTGACATGGCTTTTTGCATCTCAGCGGGCGTTGATTGGCAGGGCAACAAGGTTAAAGGCGGGCCAGTGTTATATCTAGCCACCGAGGGCGGCAACGCCTTCCAATCAAGATGCGTGGCACTGCGAAAGCAGTATGGGATAACAGAAGCGCCACTTGCCATCAGACCATCGCCCGTAGACTTGTTGCGGCCAGAGGCTGACTTAGCGGGCATAATTGAACTGTGCAAAGTTATAGAGCAAAAGACGGGTGAGCCGATGGCGGCGATATTCGTCGACACACTCTCAAGGGCAATGGCTGGCGGAGACGAAAACGGGCCAACAGATATGACGTCGTTTATATCAAACTTAGACGTACTGCGCGACGTAACGGGCGCACATATGGATGTGGTGCATCACAGCGGTAAAGACGTGTCCAAAGGTGGTCGAGGGCATAGTTCGCTCAGAGCAGCCACCGACACAGAGATTGAGCTAGAAGTTGATCAGGGTGTGCGCACGGCCACGGCGACTAAGCAACGCGACTTAGAGCCAAAGCAGCCGTTTGTGTTTACGCTAAAGGTACACGAACTTGGCGTAGATGAAGACGACGACCCGGTTACAACTTGTACCATTGCACCAGCAGATCAGCAGCAGATTGACGACCTAAAACAGAAGCGGCCCAAGGGGGCAAATCAAAAGATTGTTGTGTCAGCTTTTAAGCAATTGCGTGGCGAGGGCATAGGTGGAGAGAACCCAACAGGGGCTGGCTGGCCTGAAAGTGGCAAGTTTTGGTGTATTGATGAGGCCGAGTTGCGCAAGTTTGCGACGGGGAAAATGACGTCAACTAACCCGTCATCGTCTTATGGAAACGCCATCAAAGGCCTCATGGCGATAGGTTATATGACCCAAAATGAGGGGCAAATATGGATTACAGCAAAAGAAGGTAAGGTAAGTTGACCTATAAAAGAGGGGTTTATAGTTATAGCAAAGGAGATTTATAAAAGAGGAAAAGGTAAGACGACCTATAAAAGAGGGGTTTGTTTGTTATCAATAACTTACGCTGTTAGTTTTATAGTTTTTATAGTTTTTATAGCAGTTTTATAGTTTTGGCGCAGACCTATAAAACTATAAAAACCCCTATAGGGTTTATAGTTATAGCACAGGAGAAGTTAAATGGTTAAGAAAGTGAACAAGAAGGCAATGGCCGATAGGGGCAAGTTTGATACTCAGAATACGGATTATGATGAGCCGTATGATTTCAGAGTGTCGGCGGCGGTTAATCCGTACAGCGCAAAGTCAGCGGCGTCGATTTCAGTTTGGGGTGATACGTTGGTGGAGAGTGTGCCGCCAGCTTACGCGCTGCGATACAGTGAGCTTCAGGCTGATCTGGATGTTGCCATGCGCGGCGGCGATTACCAACTATGCGCTTCGCTGGCGGCATCTCTGATTAAAGCAATCGACGTTATGGATGAGAAGGCTAGAGCCGACGGTTTTAAGCCGCCAGTTATTGATGGGCATATTGTGGCCTACGGTGATAAAGTGTATTGCTTTTTAGCCAGCGGCTCGGCTCAAGTTGTTAGACGTGTCAGGCCAAATTGGATTGTGTATCACATGACAGACGTGTGTGCCGTGATGGGTGTGCGAACGGATGAGATGATGAAGGCGGTGGTCAATGAGTTTCCAGCCGCAAAAATCAAAAGCGTTAAGATGATTGACGATGAATTTAGTTTTGGGAAATAGGAAAAGTTATGGACGAAGAAATGAAAACACGGTCAAAGATTTTGGCAGAGGCTGAAGAAATTATTAATGGTGAGCGTGCTGTGGACTACGGGGACGCCAAGGAAAGCTTTCAAACCATCTCTCGCATGTGGTCGGCATATATCGGAATAGATGTCAGTAGTGCTGACGTGTGTCACATGATGACGTTGTTAAAGATAGCCAGGTTGCGCAGAGGGCCGCATAGAGATAGCTCTATAGATGCGTGCGGCTACATGGCGCTCAGTGTGGAATGTGACGAAGGCTGATTGAGGCTCTTGCTCCGAGCCTGACAAGGCCATACAATTCTCACGTGGGTGTTCTTCTCCCTGACCCGCGCAACTGGTCACGCACATTTAAATGTGTGTGGCCTTTTTTACAAAGGTGAACGAATATGTCTTATCGTTTAGAGATGCGGTTAAAGTTGGATATGGTTGACGATTACGAAGCAGAAGATGAGCTAGACCAATTGC